TTCTAATGATATTGAAAAAATTGCCAAGTTTTGCATACAACAGGCTAATATTCCAGCTGTAGTTATGGATGAAATTATGAAAAAGATTGATTACAATAATACATTGAATAAAAGATTGGCAGAATTAGAGAGTGAATATGATATAGAAAAGGAAAAGATTGAAAGCACCGTTAAAAACTCTTGTGGTTCTGGTCGTGCTGCTGGTAGAAATAAATCCACTAAAGATATTAGAAAAATTAATAGAGAACCAGATGAAGAAAGAGCTAGCAAAAACACAATGAAAAAACTTACAGATGAAATTGGTCAATTAAAATCTATGATTAAAAATGCAACACTTAATGAAACATTTGTGCCGAATAAATCGTATCATATAGAAAAATGGGCTGCTGGATTAGATACTACAGGAGCATTTACAAGTAATATTGATGAACATACTGTAAATGAAATAATGGCTCTTAATGGTATCAATGATAGTTGGAAAATATTATTATTAATGGGTATTGGCGTGTTTATTAATCATGAAAATATAAAATATACAGAAATTATGAAAAAAATGGCAGATGAACAAAGATTGTATATGATTATAGCATCAAGCGACTATATTTATGGAACAAATTATCAATTTTGTCATGGTTATTTGAGTAAAGACTTGGATTTAACTCAAGAAAAAATTATTCAAGGTATGGGACGTATTGGTAGAAACAATATTCAACAAACATATACAGTGCGTTTTAGAGATGATGCACAAATTTCAAAATTATTTACAAGTGAAACTGAAAAACCTGAGATTATTAATATGAATAAATTATTTAATTCTAAGAATGTGATTTTTGAAAATAATTTATATATTGAGATTCCAGAAGATAATGAAGACAAAGATGAAAATGAAGATGAAGACAAAGATGAAAATGAAGATGAAGACAAAGACGAAAATGAAGATGAAGACAAAGACGAAAATGAAGATGAAGACAAAGATGAAGACAAAGATGAAGACAAAAAATCATAAGAAGTATAACAAAATAAAAAATACTAGTTAAAAATATTATATTTATATCTTTTAGATTAATTTATTTTTTATACATTTTTTTTATTATTATAATAAAAAAAATGTATAATATAAATATTTATATTGTAATTATTAAAACACTAATTTTATAACATATTTATTTTTTACTAATATATTGCATTACAAAATCATACATTTCTTTTCCATTTGTCTTATTATAACTAATTCCTGCAATATGTTCCATTAATGATTGAGCTGCTTGTTTTTCCCATTCTCTAGACTCTGTAACAATTTTATTCATGTCTTCCTCTTCCTCTTCTTCATTTAAATCCTCTTCCTCTTCTTCATTTAAATCATCTTCCTCTTCTTCATTTAAATCATCTTCCTCCTCTTCATTTAAATCATCTTCCTCCTCTTCATTTAAATCATCTTCCTCTTCTTCACTTGAATCCTCATCTTCTTTATTTGAAGAAGTATTATTTTCCTCTTCCTTTTGTAGTAAAGCATTAGCAGCAGCAATTTCAGCTTTTTTTCTATCTTCTTCTGCCTTTTGTTCAGCTCTTATTTTTTCTTGTTCAACTTTTTTTCTATCTTCTTCTGCTTTTTTTTCAGCGCGTAATCTTTCTTGTTCAGCCTTTTTTTGTTCTTGTTGCCTTATTAATTCGTCTTTTTCTTTTTTATGAGCTAAATCTGTAACATCCTTAAAATATTTCATCATTTTTGTATAATGCCACTCTTTTAAATGTTTAATTATTCTAATATATGGTGTTGGAAATTCATTTTGATTTTGATTTTTATTCTGCTGAATTCCATGAATAATATCTAATTTATTTTCTTGTTTTGAAACTGTTTCATAACTTACTTCATTTCTATGAAGAACACACTTTATTAATGATTCACTATTTGCTCTAGCACTTCCAACACTGTAACCTTCTAAAGTAAATCCTGTAATTTTTTGAGAATTTCTAATAACTCCAACTTTTGAACAAAATTCTTTTATTATATCTTTTTGTCCAGCTTCTGACATAAATTGTGCATCATAATTATTTAAATAAAATGTAGCAGATTGTGTTCCTTGATTTAAAGGATAGTCCGGATTAAATACTCTATTATCTTTTCTCATTCCACAAGTAAACTGAATTATTTGTGCATTTTCAATTTTTCTAGGATCAATATTAATATCTTTGGGTGCTGTTGAAAATCCATTTCCATTTTGTGTAATTTCAATATATTTATCTGGCTTATTAGGATTTTTAGAAATAAATCTATCTTTTCCGTTGTCTGAAATATAATATATTGGCCAATTAAATACACCACAATAAAATTCAGTATCAGAACCACTGAAATAATTATATTTTTTTAAAGGAACCGGTGGAAGTCCATTAGAATTATCTAGCAAAATATTTGTTTGTGTTTTTCCAAATATGATAGGCCACCAATTTTCTAAATTACAACCATCTTCTTGTCTGGAAATAAATTGTGAACCCAATAATTTTCTAAATGACTCAGAATATGGAAAATAAATAGTAGTTCCTGTTGTTGAATTAGTAAATTTTTGTCTTTCCATTATAAACAAATTAATTTCGGTTTCATTCATCGGCTCAATTTTAATTGTTCCGTCATACTTTTTATTATCATGGATAAAATTCCAAGGAATAATAGCTTTTATATATGGTTCATCCTTATTTTTTGTAAATACAGTAACTTCACCTGGAATACCATCATCACTTTTAGATAATTGATAATTTGATATGATACCACCAATACCAGATACTCCCATTGATTTATCTCCAGAATGGTTTTCTCTATTTGCATCAAACATATTAATAAGTTTTTCACGTGTCATTCCAATACCATCATCACATAATGGTATACATGTAGAAGTAATTTGAAATTGTATATTATTAGCATAAGCATCAATACAATTTGCAATTTTTTCCATTCCACATTTAGTCGGTGTAAATCCTTGTCTATTTAAACTATTAATAAACCCTTCTTCATTTCTACTACCAGCAGTAGTAGGAATAAAACTCGTAGGTGTATTAATAGCCTCATCATTAATATTCATTTCAGTAAAATTAATTTCAATATTGTTGCTCATTTTAATTATATTAGTATATAAATAATTATAATTTGATTTCAATTTTTTTTAATAAAAAATAAAAAAATATTATTAAATACAAATTTATAATATTTTATTTTTTATTAAAAATATAAAATATAAAATATAAATATAAAATATAATTATTTGGGTCTTGGAGTTGATGGAATACTATTATTATAAATATTTTTATTATTAATATTTATTTCTGGAATTTCTATATCCAATTTTGGTCTTATATAAAATGAAGTATATTTAATTTTTTCTCCGTATTTCTCACTGATTGTTGTTTCACAAGGCTCTACAGGTGGCGCTAATTCATCTTCAATTTGACCTGCTTCTACAATTTCAATATTATAATTATTATCAATATTAAAATCATTATAAGCTTTTGATTTTATATAACCTATAAATTGTTTCATTGTGAGATTTGCATCAATGTTGTAGCATACAGTTTTGCAAGTGTATACTTTTTTAAAAGACATTGTAATTGTTTGACTATTGTTCATTTTGATTATTATGTTATTAATTTATTGTTTATTTTTTATTTCAATTTTTTTAATATATATTTAAATCTAAAAATATTTTACTTTATTTCCAATACTTTTATAATAAAATTCATTATATTGTATATTTTTATCTAATGCTTTTGCCAATGTTTTATCGCTCATTTTAAGACTTTTTATACAATCATATTTACAAACAAAAATGTTAACTAAATTATTTTCTGAATTATATTGTCCTATGCCATTTTTATATAATAATGGAGAACCATTAATTTTTTCTTCAAATTTTTCTTTTAACACATTTTCACAATCTTCATATAATTTATAATAAAACCCTTTTGATAAGGTAAAGTTTTTAACTGGATTATCTAATGCTGAAGTAGATTCAAAACCATTTTCAATTGCTGCTGTTTTTCTATCTATAAATACATTTACTATTTCTGTTTGTTCTTTATTTATTTGAGCAATGTATCCGGTATTTTGACTTCTTATTTGTTTTGTTGGAGAGATATTATTAATAATATTAGGGTCTAAATTTCTCTCTACTAATAACCAACGAAAACCACAATAAATCGTATTTTCTTGAACAGCTTTATTTATACTTGGTCTTTTAACATCTTTGTTTTCATTCATTACTTCTGTAACTGATTCATATATTTTAACAAGCTGCATTGTTTCAGGATTAATTTTTTGTACTCTTGGACCCAAACTTGGTAATTGTTGATTAAATCCAGTTGTAATTTTAGTTTGTTGTGAATTTAATTTATTCATTATTTCTTGATTTGATTTTTCAAGATTATCTATTTTTCTATTAAGTATATTTACAGTTTTAATAAGTTCTTTTACCATTTCATTATCCAAATTATTTTGATTTGTTTGAATTGAGTTTTCTTTAATTTTTAATATTTCTAATTCAAGTTCCAACTTTCTGACTTCATGATTATTATCATTAAAATATTTAGTATTATTATTTACAATATTTAATAATGTTTTATAAGATAGATTTTTTCCAATTAAAAATAATTCTGTTTCGTTTTCATGTCCTGGTAAATCAGTTACATTACTTGGTCTAATATTTTCGTTATATTTTATAAAAGATTCAAAGTCTTTACTTCTATTTACTAAGAAACAATCAAGTAATAAACATTCATCATATTTATATTTATGTTCTTTATATCTATTTATAATACCTATTCTACTCTCTCCTACTTTTACAATATACTGACCATTTTCAAATGTTTTTACTTTTATTATATAAAAAATAGAACCTATTGTTTCAAATTCTTTTAATAGAATTTTTTCTCTTTCTAAAATTTTTTCTTTGACCAATTTTTGTTCGTATTCTTTATTTTTTTTCTCTTCTATTTGAGTTAATGCATTAGTTTTTTGTTCTAATTGTAATTTTAATTCATTATTTTCTTCTTTTAATATTTCATGTAAGAGTTCTTCCATTTTTATATAATATTCATGAATTTCATCTGCTTTTTTTGTTCCTGCTTTTAAACAAAATTTTTTAAAGGTTTCAACATTTAACATAATTATTTCTTTATTGTGACCGCCTCTTGAGTCAGTTTTTGTTTCGCCAACTTGTGGAGCAATGTTAGAGTTTTTTTGCTCACTAAACTTAGTGAGCAAAGATTTATAATCTGTATTAATAATAAAGTTTTTTTCTAACGCAAGTTTAGAATGTGCTTTATTTGAAAATCCTAACCATTTCCATATATTATCTAGGTCAATTACAAAGTCATTTTTTGAATCATATTTTAAGTAACAATAAAAACTAGACAAAAATAATTGTTGTTCATAATTTGAAAAATTATTTTTAACTTTGTGAACTAATTTGCTTTGATAATTACCAGAAAGTTTGGTGATTGGGTTGCTTTCAATAAGATTTACGATATCTACGCTCATTTATATATTATTATGGTAGTTATCTTTATATTGTTTTTTGCTTTAATAATTAAAAAGGAATAATTAATTATTAAAATATATAAATAATAACCACACGATATATGGTGTATTTAATTGGAGTACGCTAATCCGCCCATACCGCTCATGATACGAAGCACGTTGTAATTGGTAGCATAAACACGCACTTTTGCGGTTTTTGTTCCTTCAACCGTAGCATTTGAGAGCACAAGTTGGAGTGTGGCATTATCAATTCTGGAGAAGTTGCACGTGCCGCTGGGTTGATGTTCTTCAGGTCTCAAAGCAAAGCTGTATACGTTAATACCCTCATCAGGATTTCTGGTGTGGGCTTGGTAAGGTTGAACCAAAGAGAAGTAAGAACCTTCACGCTCAGAGAAGCGATCTTGGCCGTTAAGTTGGAGCTTAGCAGTGACAACAGGATTTTGGCCCCAGCAATGCATATCCAAAGAGGTCTCAGAGAGCACAAAGGTTCCAGCATCAGAAACACCAGAGTTATCCTTGTGGCTGCCAGAATCTGTAAGAGCAGCAATGAGGGAAGGATCAAGTCCACTGGTATTCAAGGGGACAGCGTTACCTCCAAAATTGACCTCATTGTAAGGATTAGAGGGACCATGCCAGTATCCAGTGAAACCAGCGGCAGGGATATAATCCAAGGCACCGGCATCTTGGAAAAGACCACGAGCATCAATGTATGCACGAGAATCAGCAGCAACGGAAGCAGGACCTCCGAAAGCATGGATAGCATTAGGAAGAGCATCAATGGCATCAGTGTAGTTGAAGGGTTGAGCACCAAGCACCTTGAAAAGGAGAGCATCACAAGTCAAAGAAGAGCAATAATCTACGTTTTGATCAGGTTGCACGACCCAGATGAGCTCTTTCACGGGGTGATTGAAGTTCAACTTGATTTTGTTACTGGAAGAACCAACAGACTCATCACCTGTGAATTGGAGTTGAGTAATCAAGTATTCATGAGGATTTTGAGCCATTCTTCGGCGCTCATCAGTGTCCAAGAAGACATAGTCAACATACAAAGAGGCAGCAACCAAAGATTGATTGTAAGCGATAGTAGCAGGAACAGGGCGACCAACGGTGTATTGAGTAGTAGCACTGCCATAGTTAGGACCATCGTTGCAGTTCAAAGTGGTAACAGCCCACAAGCACTCATCAATAGGGCGGATATCAAGATTAATCTTGACCTCGTGGTATTGAAGAGCAATCAAAGGCAAAGCAAGACCAGGGTTGGTGCAGAACCAGAATTGAAGAGGAACATATAAAGTGGTCTCAGGAAGAGCATTACGAGGAGCGCAAACTTGACGAGGAGCTAAGGAGTCACAAGGAGACTCAACATCAGAGAAAGAGGGATCAGTAATAAAGGTAAGTTGAGTAGTGTTACCAATCATCTTGAAGTATCCGCGTTGTTGCTCAGAGGTCATTGTAAGTTGGTTCCAGATGTGCATCCAGTCACCATATTGACGATCGATTCTTTGACCACCAATCTCGACCTCAACTTGAGCAATAAGTTGCTCACCCGGAAAGTCTAACCAACGGGCATAAACACCTGTGTTTTGGCCAGAAGTGTAGTTTCCAAGTCCCATAAGTTGATTAATCTCGGGAAGAGTAACTTGGAGATAGGTGCGGTATGCCAAATCTCCGTTTCTGGAGATGACACATTGCACACGACGACCGAAATCAGCTTGGCCGTTAAAAGTTTGTTCAATAGATTCAATAGCAAAGTTAGTGTATCTGCGATACGTAACTTTCCAGAAAGTAATTTGAGGATTACCTGTAAGGTAAACATCTTGTGCCCCGTAGGCAACTAATTGCATTAGACCACCGCCCATTTTATAATATGGCTAAAGAAAAAAAATTTTTGAAATTTAATTTAATTCAATTAATTAAATTAAATAATTATATAATAGTAAATTTGTAGATATTTAAAAATAACATAATCTTAATGGTAATAAAATTATTAATATCATTATAATTTTTAGTTAATTTGTTTATTATAATTATATTCTCTAAACAATTAAAATATTAATTAGATTAAATAATTTTAATTCAAAAATAAAATTATGCTCAAGATATTATTTTATTCAAATCTAAACTGGTCTTCATAAATTTCATTAAATATGATTCATCAAGCACTTCTTTTTTATTCTCGTGATTTTTTGTAAAAACATATGAATCGTTTCTTTTTTTTACAGACCATCCTTGCTCTATTGTATTATATAATAATAGCATTTTTTGAAATTTAATAGCATCTAATTTATAATTAGTATTCTCTAAATCTTTTAAAGAGTCTAAATTAATTTTAATGTCCATTAAATAAAAAATAGAAAACTAATTTATACTTTAAACTTGTATATCATCTTATTTTCTATAATATCTTGTATAATGTTGTTCTTCATTTTTTAAATTATTTAAATTTGTCTTGATTATATTTCCTTCATTGTCTGAATAATAAATATTTTTAATTTTGTATCCTTTTTTTTCTGGAATAAAATCTATCATTTTAATACAATTACTACAAGGTTTACTAGATTGTATTTTATTTGTTTTTGAAAGTCTAATTACTAATAAATTTATTGGTTCTAATTGTTTTTTAAATTTTAATGGTTTTAATTTTATTAAAGCATTATGTTCTGCATGAATTCCTGCGTCATTTCCATTACTATCTCCCATCATATTAGTACCAAAACTTAAAATTCTAGTCTTTTTCATAATAGCGTTCTTTCCCTTGAAAAACACACGCTATATGATTATAATGTCCACAAAGACATGATAATATATTTTCCTGACCATTTTCATATTTTTCAATATTTGCATTACTCGGTAAACAAAATCTTTTAATAAACATTGTATCTAATAATGTATTCATAGTTAAAATAATATACAGTTATTTCTTTATCTTTATTTCAATTTTATTATATATTATTTATTATATGGAAGTTTATGAAATTCTTTTAGATAGAGTTCAATCAATTGTTACAGCTATGGGATATCATATTAGAACAATTTTAACTGATGAAACATATGTTTTTAGTATTTACGATAATGAAACTAGAGCTTGTTATATACAAATTGGAAAATCTACTGGAACTATAGTAATTGGAAAAACAAGGCGTAAACAGGAACTTGAAGACTATGATACTATTAATATAGCTTGGTTATCTACAGAGCAACCTTATCAAGGACAAGGATTAGCATTATTATTAATAATTTATAGTATATGTTACTTAAAACAACAATTACCAGATATTAATTATGTTACTCTTGATGATGATAGTAATAGAAATGATAAAATAGACAAAAATATATATGATTCATTAGGATTTGCTTTTCGAGATGAAATTCAAATGGATATTTCAAAAACAAAACAACTAAAAATATCTGGGCCAGAAAAACAACTATTATTAAGTGATGAATTTATTAGACAAGCTAATTTACAACTTGACGCAAAATTTAAAAAAAACGGCGGAAAACTAAAAGGTAGGAAAATTAGAAGAACTAGAAGAACTAGAAGAACTAGAAAAACTAGAAGAACTAGAAGAACTAGAAGAACTAGAAAAAATAGAAAAAAAATAGGAAAAAAATAGGAAAAAAATAGGAAAAATTATTAATAATATATATTTTGTATTTATTAATAATTAAACAATAAATTATTACAATATTAAAGAAATATGCCATCATTTAAACCAAAAACCACAAAAAAAATTAAATTTAACAAAAAAAGTTCTATTACACTTGATAATAAGCATAAAGAATTTTTAAATGAATTTTCTAAGGATGAAAATGATCGGATACCTGAATTAAAATTTGAAAGACAAGAATTAAAAGATAATTTAAACTTAAAAAAAAATGAACTTACCCTTGAACAACAATTAGATTATAAAGATAGAATAAATGAAATTACAGAAACTATAAAAGAAATTAAAAACAAAAAGAAAGAATATTTTTTAGATAATTCTAAATTTATTTTTGATTATTTTGAAAATAAAAAAAGTATTTCAGCTGGTGCAACTAATAATATTTCTGATAAAAATAAAATAGTTAATACATTTTTTAAAATTAAACAAGAAGATAACTCAAATAAATTAAATCAAAATAAAAATCATAATATCGTACAACAATATTTAAGTAATATTGATGACATATTTATTGATGTAAATACATTTATTCGACAAACAGATGTTTGTCAAATATGTCATAAAGGAGAATTAATTCCTTTAGAAGATGAAGGAATATTAATGTGCAATATTTGTTTTAGAAGTATACCTTATTTAATTGAAAATGAAAAACCGTCTTATAAAGAACCGCCTAAAGAAGTCTGTTTTTATGCTTATAAAAGAATTAATCATTTTAAAGAAATATTAGCACAATTTCAAGGCAAAGAAACTACACAAATTCCTCCAGATGTTATTGAAAATATTAAATTGCAAATTAAAAAAGAGAGAATAGATTTAATTCAAATTACAAATAATAAAACTAAAGAAATACTAAAAAAATTAGGATACAATAAATATTATGAACATATTCCATTTATTAAAGATAAATTAGGCATAAAACCACCGATTATGTCACCTGAATTAGAAGACACATTGTGTAATTTATTTATTGATCTTCAATCACCATATTCAAAATACTGTCCAGATGACAGAGTTAATTTTTTAAATTATTATTATACAGCATATAAGCTTTGTGAACTTTTAGGAGAAGAACAATATTTAGAGCATTTTCCAATGCTTAAGGACCGAGAAAAAAGAATAGAACAAGATTCTATATGGCGTAAAATTTGTGAAGAATTAGATTGGGAATTTATACCTACTGTTTAATTTATAATTGTAATAATATTTTTTTAGAATATTAATTATTTTCTTTAAGTTACTTTGAGAATTTATTATATAAAATGTAATATTTTTCAAAATTTCAACATTATTTTGCAAAAGTCGATTTTGGACATTTATAAATGTCCATTTTGGGATTTCTGAAATACTTTTGGAAAAAAAAAATGTTAAAAAATGAAGGAAAATATGAGACCATAAAAAAAATAAGGTCTCATCCTTGAAAAATATTTTTAAATTTTGTGACGATGATTTTTTTTATTAAAATAAATTACAAAATACTTATTTAAAATTATTTTCTGTAATTAAATTAAATGAAACAAACTGAAACAAATTTAGGAGAAAAAGGAGAAAAAGGAGAAATATTTTTTCATTGTAATTATTGTGATTATAATTGCTGTGTAAAATTTTCATATGAAAGACATTTATTGACATCAAAACATCAAAAACATATCCAAATGAAACAAAATGAAACAAATGAAACAAAAAAAGAGAAAAAAGAGAAACATATACACAACAATAGTTGTAACTGTGGACTAGTTTTTAATAGTAGAACAACCCTTTGGCGGCATAAAAAAACGTGTATAACTATAGAAAAATCAGATAATGAACAAAATACTGATAAAAAGGATGAATTAATAAATTATCTTATGAAAGAAAATCAAGATTTTAAAAACTTAATTTTAGAAATTGTAAAGAAGGATAATACAATAAATAATAATAATAGTAATAATACTATTCATACAAATTCCCATAATAAAACATTTAATTTGCAATTTTTTTTAAATGAAACATGTAAAGATGCAATGAATATAATGGATTTTGTAGATTCTATAAAATTGCAGTTATCCGATTTGGAGAAGGTTGGAAAAATTGGTTATGTGGAAGGTATTTCAAATATAATAATTAAAAATTTAAATTCACTAGATGAAACCAAAAGACCGGTTCATTGTACAGATTCAAAGAGAGAAGTTATGTATGTGAAAGATGAAGATAAATGGGAAAAAGAAAATGAAAATAAATTAAAACTTAGAAAAGCAATTAAACATGTAGCACATAAAAATACCAAGATGCTAAGTGAGTTTAGAGTAAAGAATCCAGATTGTTTAAAAAGTACTTCAAAAGTATCAGACGAATATAATAAACTTGTAATGGAAGCAATGGGAGGCAAAGGAGATAATGATTTGGAAAAAGAAGATAAAATTATTAAAAATATTGCAAAAGAAGTTACTATTGACAGCAAAGCATAGTAAATAATATAATAATATTTATATTTATTGAAATAAAAATATTAATTAATTTGGGTTATATGGAAAAAGAGTAAGCTCTCTTGTGTTATAAATAGAAAAATTAGGATCATTACAATTTGCACCTATATTTTGTCCTCCATATTGTTTAGCATCATAAGCAAGATTTGCATTAAAATCCGCATCACCAAGTTTATCAACATCACCTCCTTTCATTCTGCGATTTCTATGTCTTTTTTTCATAGTTTTTTTTCTTTTTGAACCGCCTAAATCAAATATCGTTAAATCTCGTTCTTTGGCCTCTTTACTATTAATATGGTCATTATCAATCTTGTCTTGTTTTTTTTGTTTTCGAATATCTTCTTGAGACATAGGCGTTACAGCCCAACCTTTCATTCCTTGTAATCTTTGCATTTCCAAATCATTATTTATTTTTATTACTTTATTGTTATTTCTCTCTCTTTCTTCCGCAATTCTATTTGCTTCTTCTAAATTTTGTAATTCAATTGGATCTGTTATAGGTGTAGAATCTTTCATAAATTCAGATTGAATTTGTCTAGTTGTTTTAACACCTCCTCTTTTTCTTCTTATTCTCCTTATTTTTCTAGATTTTTTTATATTACGACCCTTTTTACGACTATATCTTGGCATAATATATTACATTTAGATTAAATATATTATGTTATTTAATGTATTAGCTTTTAGACAGTCGCTTTGCTTTTAGACAGTCGCTTTGCTTTTAAAACCCACCAGGGAAACGAACCAAGTTAGCACCAATACCGAAACCAGCACCAGAGCGTGCAGTGGCACCCATGCTAGGAATGTAGGTATCAAGAATGCTAAAGGTAGCAGCAGCTGTCAAAGCAATCAACACAATTTCCTCAATATTTAAGGATCGTTTAGGAATAGCATATGCAGCAATAGCAACCATTAAACCTTCGACAAGATATTTAATAATTCTCTTTACAAGTTCACCAACGTTAATTAAACCGTTCATTTATATTAAATAATAAGAAAAAAAATAATATATGCGATAAAAAACTTAAAATTAATTATATATTTTATTTAAATGGATCGCTCTAAAGAAAAGAATTCCAAAAAAAGTGGTTTTGAGAGAAAACAAGTAAATGGGAAAAATAATCCTAAATATGTTGACTTATTAGAAGAAGATAAACCTATTGCTGGACAGAAATTTGTTTGTGTATCTTTTGTTTCTCCTGAAAATATTATTAAACAAAAGCAAATTTTTTATTTTGAACAATTCCTAAAGAAGTGGGATTTAAATAAATCAATGGAAAAATTTGTGCAATTTCTAAATTTTCTTTCTTTTAAATACAATGTTTCATTCGATGATGTAACAAATGATTTTAAGGAGTTTGTAAAGGAAGAAAAAGATAATTTATCTAAATCTTCTATGGAGGATGATTATAAAACATTTTTGGATAATAATGAAGAGCAATTAGATAAAGATTTTGGCATTGCTCATAATTTTCAAACTAGCACTAGAGGTCTAAAAATTCGTGGGTCTTATCCTACAATTGAGGAGGCTGAATTGAGATGTAAAATGCTTAGAGAAATTGATTCTAATCATGATATTATGGTCGGACCAGTTGGAATGTGGATGCCTTGGGAGCCTGAAGCTTATAAGACAGGTCGTGTAGAATATATGGAGGAAGAGCTGAATCAATTGATGCACGAGAAGAACAAAAATGAGTCTAGTGCTAAATCCGCATTTGACCAACGTGTTAAGGAAACCAAGCAAAAAGCAATTGAAGAAAATATCAAAAATGCTGAAAAATCTGGTAATGCTTTGACTCAAACTATCGATGATCAAGGAAATTTGATTGGTGTAAACAATGGCAGCAGCACACAAGAGTTCGGATTGAAAGATAAGGAGAACATTTCCTCTGCAGATATTCAAATGGAATTGTTTGAAGGAGAGAACATTGTTGTTGGAAAAACAGACAATGGTCAAAGCCAATTAGTAAGCGGTCCTTTTGCAACCAAAAAATAAAGTATAATTTAAATAACACTATAATAATAATCATTTATTATAATTTTATTTTTAACACAACGACTCATTCTAGCAGTTGAAATACCTTCTAATAGTGCCGCTTTTGCGATTGTATCCCATGTTGCTAATAAAATGTCTGTTTGTTCTTCTCTCTTATATACTTTTTTACCGGTAGATGAAATTAGTTTTGGTTTGTATTCGTAATTTTTAATAGATAGTCCATAATATCCCTCATTATTTCCTTCAGTTGTCCATACTACTGCTTTTAATGCATAAGGCGACTCATTTAAATATTCTTTTATTTCTTTCATATCATTTTCTGTGAATTCTTTTCCAACCGATATTTTCCATTTTTGATATTCAGATAATAAAACAGAATTTAATATTTTTCCACAATCAGAAAATTGACATACTTGAAATATAAATGTCTCAACATTCGATTTTTCCTTTAATTTTTTATACTCAACTGGTTTTAATTTAATTCCACTATATCCATGATTTGCTCCAATACGTTTTGGTTTAAATCTTGCGTCTAAATAATCTTTAAATGCATGAAATACTTCCTTTGTAGGTTTAACTTGACTCCATAAACGATAACGTCCTTCCATATTTACAGAGTATTCTTCTACATCTGAACGCACAATACAAACATTAGTTATAAATTCATTGAATTTTTTATCCATTTCATTCTCTATTGGGTTTGGCGTGAATACAATATTTTGGTGTACAATTTGTGTTTCATTATTAATAGTATTGGGTTGTTCTTTTAAATTTTTATTTTCAATTTCTAACTCTCTATTTTGAATTTCTAATTTTTTATTTTCACTCTCTAACTCTTTAATTTTATTTTCTAAGTCTTCGTTTAATTTTATTATTCTATTAAAATTATCTATACTATAGGTTTTAGAATGTATGATATCGTTTATGTGTTTAGTTAATTTCTCAATAGTAAAATTTGTTGCATCATATGCTATTATTTCTGTTTTATTTTTTCCATTTACTTCAAGTGTACGAATTTGTCTTTTAATTTTTGGGTATATTTTAATTAAATTTTCTATTTCCACTTTATTTTGAACTTTAAATGCCTCTACTAATTCAAAATTGATATAACTTTTACGATGGTCATTTATTCTAGTTGCTAAATTATTTGTGTGACCAAATTTTATTAATTTTTCTTGTAGTTCATTAGTATTATCAATTGTACCAAAATATATACATTCTGTATTTAATGGGAAATGAACTAATATGGTTTGTTCTATTGCTTTTTGTTTTTCTTTTTTTGAAGTTTGTAATAATTGTTGTTTTTCTTGTTCGGAATTTTGTTTTATTTCCAAAATAATATTTTCTTTTTGCTCTAATTGAAGTCTTAATTCATCCGTTTCTTCTTCCACGATTTCATGTAAAACATCTTCCATTTTCATATAGTATTCATGGATTTCTCCTGCCTTTTTGGTTTGAGCTTTTAAACAAAGTGATTTGAAACATTTAATTGTTAATAATATAGTTTGTTTGTTATGTCCGCCATTTTGTTTTATATTTTTTGTAGAATATTGCTTATCCAAATTGATAAGCAGTTTTTCATTATTAGAAACCGCTCCTCCAAGTTGAGGAGCAAGATTTTTATAATCTATGTCTAAATTAAAATGTTTTTCTAACATCCTCATAGCGTTATATTTTTGTTGAAATCCTAACCATTTCCATATATCATCTAAATCAACTACAAAATCTATATTTTTATCATAATTTAAGTAACAATAAAAACTACTTACAAATAATTGTGATTCAAAATCAGTAAAATTATCCTTAATTTTATTTATTAATTTGTTATTATAAGCGTTTGACAGTTTAGAGATTGGGTTTTTCTCTATGAGTTCTACGATGTTAAGTTCTTGCATCTTATTATATACTTTATAATATGATACTCTTTAAATTGTTATAACTGTTTATATATTTGGAAAGCAGTTTTTATAAAAGCACTTATAGTTTTGCTCAACTTTTTAAAGTTGATTTACCATTTATTCGCCTTTTTAACGCTAATTTTTTGCCCTGCGCCACGTTTTTTAACTGAATTAGGGTCATATTGTTCCTCTTCGTCTTCATCTTTCATTCCTTTAGACAGCTCCCAGAACTCTTTAGAGCCTAATCTGAAGTCACCGTGGTTATCAGCTTTATACCAAAAGACCTGATCATGCAGTTTATTTGATTTGGAGTTGTTATTTATAACTAGACACTCATAATTTTCGGTGCATTGATCCATCACTTGACAAAAGCTCTCAAATGTTGGGAACATACCTGCATAATTTTCATATATTCTTCTTCTATTTGCAATATAATTTTCTCGAAGAATAAAAACATAATCTATGTTGGTTCTCAATGTGGGTGGAATACCGAGAGGATATTGCATTGTGATGACCAACATTACTTTCCAATGTCTGCCATTCATGAAGAGTAAACGCATCATTTTGTCACGTGCCCAAGTGTTATCATATAAGCAGTCATCTAAAATAACAAATGCGCGTGGGTCAATAGTGCTGCGTTTATATGTTTCCATTTCTTTTTTAATTTGCTTCAACACGGTGCGTTGTCGCTTCAAAATATTTTCAATAATAGCCGTATTATATTCATTATGCACGAACAATTTTGGCACCATTTTGCCGTAAAATCCGTTTCCTTCTTCTGTTCCTGAAATAACAGTTCCAATAGGTATTTCTTGTTGATAATAAAGTAAATCTCTGACCAAAAACGATTTGCCTGTATCACGTTTTCCAATTAATACAACAACAGGACCTTTATTTTCATTTGGTTTAAAACTAATATTTTTCATATCAAATTTTTTTAATTCAAGTGTCATATATTATATTAAATTTTTTTAATACAATAAAAAACGAATTATTTTTTATATCTTTGATACATTTTAGCTGTTTTATTTCTCCTAAATAATTTTCTTCTTCTAAAACTGTTATACTCTTTATACCTTTTAGTTTTTTTAGTTCTTTTTATTTTTTTACCACCTGATGATTCAAGAAATCCTTCATTAATATTACTTGAAATTATAGCCGCTATATTATCTACAAATTCTGGAAAATAAAAAAATTTATATTCTTTTTGATAATCTGATTCTTTAAAAAGATAATCACTTACTTCTAAACTTGCACCTTTTTTTGGAGGATGCACTAGTTTTTTATCAGTTCCTTCATCTATAGAATATGTTGTCATTCCATCAGGTAAAAAATATTTATAAAAAAAATCAATAATATATCTATTTCTTTGTTGAATTGAACCAACACCATTAAAAGCATTAATAATATTTTGAAACTCGCTTAAATCTAATGGCACCATTTTTTGACTTATCATAACAATATCACTACCATATGATGAAATAATATAAAATGTACGTTCTATTTTTATTATTAAAAAAAAATGATTTATAACCCCATTAGGAAATTGGTCACGACTTTCTAGAGAGTTATTTGTATGAACTAAACCCATAGTGTAAATTTTAATCCTTGGATCTAAAAATCTTGTATCATTAATTTGAGTAAAAGGATTAATAGGTTGTCCATTTAATGAAAAATTCCGTATAGCTGGATATTGTTCACTTACACAAATATCATATAACCTATTTACCTCTTTAGTAAAATCTAATATTTTTTTTTTAGGTAATATGTCTAAATCTTTAATATATTTCCATAATAAAGCAATAATTATATATATTAATTGACTTGTTTTACAAGCAATATGACCTCTTTCCATTCTTGTTACAATTCCACATCTTGTTTCTACATTTTTGTATATTTCTTTATATTTTTCAGAATTTATATCAGGTAAATATACACTCATATAATAATAATTATTATTATTATTATTATAAATAATAAATAAATAATAAGTTAAAAACTCATATAATTTATATATTAAATAGCTAATGATAAAGATTGATTATCAAAAAAGAAAAAACCTTGAACTTTTTAAAAGTTTAGAAAATCCTGATACAACTTTTCTCTCTAAACCTCAAAATTATATTCCAATTTATAAAAGATTTTTTGAATTGAACGAAACTAATTACAACAATATAAATTTAAACCATAAATGGTATATTTCTTCTATAAATGTATCAAATGAATATAATAAAAATTTATATAATTGTCGCATTAAAAATATAAATAATAATAAAGTTAAGGAAAAAGATATATTCTTTAAAATGGCGCCATTATTAGACCCTTTCAAATTTTTAATTGGCAAATATAATGCAAACGATGAAAATATTTTTAATTTACCAAGTATTAATTTAGATGAAAATAATTGCAATCAAAAATTCTTAGATTTTAATAATTCTGCCTATGTAGATGGTATGTTTTTATTTTTATCAAGTAATCTTATTCATCAATATAATTTTAGTCATGGTGTAGATTATTATGGTTCTTTTTTAGCTATTAAAAATGATTTTATATTAAATGTTTATGATGACATTGATTATTTAAATAACTCTGAATATTTTAATAAAAATAAAAATAATCTATTCAAAATTGATAATTATGACCATTTATTTCAATTTCAAAATGAAAACGTTAAATTGAATCCAATTAAAATAGAACATAATTCAAGTGAAAAAACAAATTTATCAATTAAATCTTTAAATGATGATATGTTTGAAGATGTTTTTGATAATGAAAATAAAATATTGAGTTTAACGGATTTAAAAGATGCAGATTATGAACTTGTTGATATTACAAATGCAAAAATAGAAAATGAAAATGAAAATAAAAATGAAAATGAAAATAAAAATGAAAATGAAAATAAAAATGAAAATGAAAATAATGTAACTTTAAAATCAAATTCTACATGTTCATCAAGAACATCTTATACTAATGAGAATTGTGAAAATTGTGAAAATTGTGAGAATTGTAAAAATTGTGAGAATTGTAAAAATTGTGAAAATTGTGAGAATTGTAAAAATTGTGAGAATTGTAAAAATTGTGAGAATTGTAAAAATAGTAATTCTGATGAAACTAGATGGGAAGATGATGAGGAAGGTGAGGAAGATGGTGAGGAAAGTGAGGAAGATGGTGAGGAAGGTGATAAGGAAGATGATGAGGATGAGGAAGAAGAAGAAGAAAGAATTAATGCAACTATACCTAAATTTCCTGTCCAAGTTATTGGTATGGAATATTGTGAAAGCACATTTGATGATTTAATATTAAATAATGATTTAGAAGACGCGGAATGGTTTTCTGCTTTTATGCAAATAATAATGATTTTAATAACATACCAAAAAGCATTTTCTTTTACTCATAATGATTTACATTCTAATAATGTTATGTATAACCATACTGACAAAAAATATATTTATTACTGTTATAAAAAACAATACTATAAGGTACCTACATTTGGAAGAATTTTTAAAATTATTGATTTCGGTAGAAGCATTTATAAATTTGACGGTAAATTATTTTGCAGTGATAGTTTTCAAAATGGCAATGATGCAGCAACGCAATATAATACAGAACCATATTTTAATGAAAAAAAATCACGGTTAGAACCCAATTTTAGTTTTGATTTATGTCGTCTTGCTTGCTCGATTTTTGATTATGTTGTAGAAGATATTAGTGAAATTAAAAATATTAATAAATGTGATCCGGTTACACGTTTAATTGTAGAATGGTGTTTAGATGATAAAGGTATTAATATGTTGTATAAAAATAATGGTTTAGATAGATATCCTGATTTTAAATTATACAAAATGATTGCTAGGTGTGTTCATAATCATACACCTCAAGCCCAATTAGAAAGACCAGAATTTAAGATATTTGCTAATTTTAAAGGAGATATTCCAAATGATGTTATTGATATTGATAAAATTCCTGTTTTATTTTAGAAAAATAAACTATAAACTATAAACTATAAACTATAAACTATAAACTATAGTGTTTAATTTTCATTAATAATATAATTTATATTATTATTAATGAATAATTATGGGTTCATCATAACAAGACACGTTACTTCAGAAATAACAAATAAATATTGGAATACTTGTATCAAATGTCTTCGATCTTTTTATCCATATAGAAAAATTGTTATTATTGACGATAATAGCAATAAAGACTTTTTAAAATCATTTTATAATTTTGATAATATAGAAATCATTGAATCTGAATTTCCTGGTAGAGGAGAATTATTACCTTATTATTATTTTATTAAACACAAGTTTTTTGATAATGCAATAATAATACATGATAGTGTTTTTTTTCATAATCGAATTAATTTTGATAAATTAATAGGAATTAAAGTATTACCATTTTGGTATTTTTATTCAGACAACGAATGTGTAAATAATTCAGTTAAAATAGCGGATTCTCTAAATAATTCTATTGAAATTAAAAATAAACTTACAATGAATAACAAAATATTAGGCATAGATAAGTTTAATTGGTTTGGGTGTTTTGGGTCACAATCATTTATAAATCATGACTTTTTAATTTATTTAGAGAGAAAATATAAAATAACAAATATGACTACAGTTGTTACTTGTAGAAAGGATAGATGTTGTCTCGAAAGAGTGTTGGGTGTAATTTTTTGTAGCGAATATCCTTTTATTACTAAAAAAAAGGCACTATTAGGACATATTTTTAAATATCAACATTTTGGTAATTATACATATAATAATTATGAAAATGATGTGAAAAATAATAAAATAATAAAACCTATTATCAAAGTGTGGTCAGGACGTTAAAAAACTATCTATAATAATTTCAATCTATAATAATTTCAATCTATAATAATTCCAACGTAAAACCAATACTATAAATAATAAAATTAAATATATTTTATTACTTGTTTCTTCATAATTATTTCTTAAAATTATTTTTGCATCAGAATATAGTACTAATACTATAAAAAATAATATAAAACTAGAAATAATACGTATCCAATAATTTATATTGTGTTTCTTCATATATAATATTATTAATATTATAAATATTAATAATATATTTGATGTAATTTAAAACTCTGGATTATCTGTGAATACTTGAGTTGCTACAGAACTGCTTCCTCCTTCTTGCATAATAGGTTTAAGCTGTTGTAAAATAAAATGTCCAGATACAACACTTACATATACTAAAAGTGCATCTCTAATTAATAACTTTAATGGTTTTGATTCTTTTTCAATAAACCTCATTTCAATAAATTTTGCTATAATAAAAATAACAGATATGACTGCAGCAATAATAAAAATATTATCCATTTAAAATACTTATTGTATTTTTTATTTTTATTTTTACGCAAATTAATATAAAACTTCAGCATCAATCATTAAATCAGGGAATAATTCTAACTTAGGTTCATCGATCACATGAATATCCATTGAATCTAAACTAATTGATTCACTAGAAATTGTCAACCTTTCATTATCATTATCGTCATCATCATTAGATTCATCTAATTTTCTTTGTTCTGCTCTCATATTGCTAATTTTTTCTAAATTTTCAATAGTTTTTGGCACTACAACAGGTACAATATTTCCATTTTCGTTTGAAACATAATCAGTATCACTAAATGATAATCTATTATTTGCTACAGTATTCATTGTATGATTTGCTACAGTATTTGTATTATTAGGCACTGGCACATGGTTACGAATAGGTTCTTCGATTACTTGTTCTTTAATTTCTTCTGTAACATCTTCTTCAACTGTTTCATCCATATAAGCTTTCAATATTGCTTCAACTGGAATACTTTCTCTCAATGTATTTAAAATACATTCTTGAACAATTATTTCTATCTCTCTATGATTCTTTTGAATATTTAATGAAGGAATATTAATTTCAAATAAATATACATTTTTATACATTTTTCTTGCTACATTTACATAAATTTTATGAATAAAATCATCTAATTTGGGAATATTAATATCTATTTTTTTTTGTTTTTGTCCAACACGCATAGAAGTAAGTATTTTAAGTTGAATAACATGAACACAACTAACTAAATCTTCTAAATAAGAACAACCTGATTTTTCACAAATTCTTTTTCTCTCTGTTTCAATAATAGTAGAGTTCCATTTTGGTATTCTTGAAATAAAATTTTGAAATGTCATTAAATATTTATCCATTTCTCCATTATCTTTGCATAATTTGATAGCTTCCTCTAAAATAGATTTATAACCATCAATAATTAATGGTGTTAAAATAGTAATCAATCTTGCACCCCATTCATTTTTTGATTCGTGAAGCGAACTTACGTTAAAATCATCCATATTACATAAAACTTATATTTTCTAAAGAGAGTTCTGAACTTAAAAACACAAAATTTAAAATAAATAACATTATTAGTTTTTCATTTCTAAATTCTTTCCTAACACGATTAAATGCTAATAATAATTCATACCGTTTTTCAATTGTTAAGGTTGTCTCTAAAAATTTATGGTTTTCTAATAAGGTAATTATATCTAAACCACTGTAACCTTTTTCATATAACTTTGTGCAAAATAACATCAATTTTTCTATTGTTATTTTTTTATTTATTGATTTTATTAATTCTTTTTTTAACCATTCTAATCTATTTATTTTTATATTTTTTATATTAAATATTTCATCGACATTATGTTTATACAAATTTACTATATTACCATCTATAACAGGCTCAGGCACATAAATTTCACAAAAACGAGATAATATCGGTTTCATTAAATTATATTTATCTTCTGCAACAATAAAAAATCTAGTATTATGACTAAATAATTCAATGCATCTACGTAAAGCAGATTGTGCATCCATTGTTAATTTATCTGCATTTAACAAGACTATACTTTTAAAAATATTGCCACCATTTGAATTTATATGCGTTTTTGCAAAAAATTTCAGTTCTTCTCTGATAAATTTAATACCTTTACCATGTGAACAATTTACATACATAACAAATGATTTGATTTTCTCTCTATTATTATCATAAATTTTATGTATAAAATTGTTTACAATTGTTCGTTTACCACTACCAGTTGGACCATGAAAAAGGATATTGGGTATTTTGTGAATAGAATGAAAATATTCTAGTTTTTCTGTTATTGATTCATGAATTATTAATGACATATTAGCCTTACTATATTTTAAAAAGTGTTTTTATATTTTAATATAACGTAATTAATATATAAAAAGCAAAAGTAAAAACTCAATTTCAAACTATAAAACTTCAAACTATAAAACTTCAAACTATAAAACTCAAAACTTTAAAAACTATATCTTATATTTTTTATATAATTAATAAGAAACTTATAATATTGTTCATATGATAGTATTGGTGGAGTATTATTTTTATTCATTTCTGTTAATGAAACATCAAAGTTTGTAATTTTACGTTCCAAAGCATTATGTATTACTTTTTCAATTTCTTTTTCTCTGTTTTGTTTAACTCGTAATTGTAATGATAGTCTTTTAAACGGTAAACCATTATTATTACAATTATCTACAATATATTTAAAATCTGTCGCATTTAAAGTACCACACGTATCTGATAAACAAATATTATCTACTTTCATTTTATTTAATTGTAATAATCTATTTATTATAAAATTGTTATCAATCTTACCATTAATTGGACATTCGTTTATACAAGTAACATACAATTTTACAAAAGGTGGAAATCTTCTAACTTGGGTTTCATCTAAATTATACATCATTTCAAATATATCTTGGTCTGAATTTTCTATTGTTTTTTTTGCATTTTTTAAAAGAAAACTTTCTGAAATAGAAGTTATAAATGAAAAATGATTAATGTTTGTATTATTTATTACTTTTTTCAGCTCATTATTATTTAAAACAATAAGAGAATTATTTAAATTAACATCAAAAGGTTTGGGTCTTCCTAATTTATAATAAACTTTTTTAAATTCTGGGTTTGATAAATAAAATTTTCTAAAGACTCCTGCATTTTTTAAATAAATTTTATTTGCTAACATTATATTAATTTACTTTAAAAATGCTGAAATCTTTAATTCATTTTATTATATTCAAATTTGTTAATTAAACTAATAATCTATTAACAAATATATATTTTATCTTTTTCTTGTTTTTCTTATTTTTCTTGTTTTTCTTGTTTTTCTTGTTCTTCTTGCTCTTCCAGTTCTTCTTTTTTTATATTTTTTGCCTCCTTTATTTGTATGAGGGCCTATATTACCAACTTTATTATTCATAACTACTCTAAATGATATATCTTGAGCACCTGGTTTATAAAATATATAATCTTCACTATTAAAAAACATATTATTTCCTATTGTTCGTCCTGTCGGTAATCGTGCTCCTTCAATAGCTCTTAGTTGACTAAAACTTACCCAAGTCATATTCATTAAATCATCAAAATCACTAGATCTAAATGTTCCAATAAGTTTACCAGATGTGCCTGGTGTTTTATCTCTTTTTTCTATATAATATTCTTGTCCTTCTTCAAGATTTTGCGGATTAATTTCTTCCATTATATTATTTATATATATATATTTTATTCTTTTTTCATTCTTTTTTCATTCTTTTTTCATTCTTTTTTCATTCTTTTAAACCGAAGTGGTTAAAGAATGAGTGTAAGGATTATTTCTGAAGGCATTCAAAATATCTGGTTGAATACGGTCACAACCTGCGCACTCATTGTAATATTGCGGCATATTAATAGAACCATATGTTTGGGTAGAAGGAGGTAAAGGGGTCACCGATATAGCAGGATTTACTCGGCCATCTAAACGATCACTATCACTTTTAATTGTAGTCAAATGCATTTGTTGATTAAATATTTGTGTTCCACCTTGATTTGCTCTATTCATAACAGTTGATGATTTAATATCATTATTATGTTGCATATAAGCTGATGCATAACTCATATCCCCAAATCCTGTTGCAGCTCCACCTGATGTTCCAATATAACTACAACTTGTAGAATCTCTTTGAGTCTGTATTCCAGGCATAGCATTATTCACATACATACCTTCCTTTTGAT